TTACGTTGAACGAAGTGTACTTGCCAACCTCCAAAGAAGGAGTTGTGAAGCCATCGTTGTAGATGCTCTTTTGGTAGGTGTCCTGCGTGAAGTTGCCACGCTCATCGCTGCGCTTGAAGAAGGTGATGAAGTCAGCAACGCCAAAGCGGTTGATGAATGCAATTTGGTATGGCGTGTACTTCGGCTCGCAGATGATTTTGTATGTTGCGATTATTGCGGTTGCACCACTCGCATACGTCAACTCCACATCGTAAGTGTCAGAACCTACGTTGTTGCTTGGCTTGATTGAGCTACCCCAAATCGTAGTATTCTGAAGGTTTGCAGGGCCAACAGGTAAGTAAACAACCGCATCACGGGAATCGTTGCTTGGTGGGATTGTGATTGATGCGTTGTCACTACCACCACCTTGCCAAATGATAGAAACTTTTGTGACCTCGTTGGTTGCGTTTTGGTAGATAGGCAACACCTCATAGTTGGTCAAAAGAACCTGACGCTTACGCGATGTAGCGAGAAGCGATTGAGTGACTGATGTTGGGCTAATGTTTGTCATCGTAGCCCATCCATCCGTAGTGAGGTATTTGTACGTGCTACCCGTTGCCCATACTGCGGTGTCGGGTGCTGCTCCGTTGTTGGAGTACCGCCAATCTCCCGTAGGCACAACCCATAGCACCTCACCCTGTGGGCTTTGCGTGAAGCCCAAATCATTCCAAATGCTAAAATCGTGGTAGAACTCCGAGCGCACAAGGTCGCTCACCTCAAAGTTGATGACTTGGTTGATGGAGTAGTCCTTGCTCAGTTGATAATTAAACGAACCGCTTGATGGTATTGCGCCTGAACCAATACGCAAATTCAAACTCATCGCCTGAAGTTGGTCGTTGGTCAAGGCGTTATTCTTGCCCGTGATGAACTGCGGGCTGCGAGCCATTGCAAGGCTACTTGGAGTTGCGATTACAGGTGTACTCATTTTCTTGTAAATGCTTTAAGGTCATCTTGTGTTAAGCGGAACGCCTCTACGATTTCAGATGGTAATTTGTTAAACCCAAGTCGGAACGGAGTGCTGAAGAACTTGGTAGCAGGTATACCTTGACGGAACACCGACTCACGCACCGCATAGGGATTTAGTCCCTTGCTTTCTGCCCATTGCTTAAATGCAGAAATTGGTGGTTTCTTGTTTTTAAATTGGAAGGGACTATCAGGAGCCTTTTGTTTCCAAATCTTCCCTTTGTTGTTTCGCCTGTTGAATGCGCTTGTAGTCTTTCTCGTGCCTCCTGCGCCCTTAACTCCCTTGTCTTGAAACTCACCATAGTCCTCCATATCAAAACTTAAGGAGAACGAATTTTCGCCTACCGATAAGTTGTAGCTCAAAGAATTGTAAAGGGTCTTGTCAAAGTTGTGCTTACCCTTCGTGAGGTTAGTGCGTGACTGTTGAATCACGAACTTGGCAAACTTCGTTAAGACCGAATCCAACAACTCCTTCCGTGCCATTAGCAAACGCTGATTTCGGTGTTGGCAAGTAGCACGTCAAAGGTAGCAGTCCATCCTGCAAGCAAGTTCTCAAAACGCTCCGAAAAAGGAACTGCACTTGCGTTGCCATCCAATTGGTACAAGTCAGAATACAACGTACCCCTACGCAATTCAGTCACCACATCGTTGATGACTGCCAACTGCGTGTTCAAAATATCCTGCTCGTTGCTTGTTCCATAGAATGGCTCTGCTTGGTCACGTGGATTCTCTTTGGTCTCATCTACAATATCCATACAAAGCAAGCTTACGTTCATACGGACTATTTGTCCTTCAAATGTTGCTTGGTTGATGATGATATGGCTCAATGGGAAGATGGTCTGCTTGTTCAGGTCTACCTCAAATATGTCTCCTGTGGTGACCACACTCACTTGGCTATGCGCCTCAAGCGTGTCCTTGAGCTTTTTGGTGATGTTGTAAAACTGCCTCATTTCTTTAGTTTGTCTAATTGCTTGCGTTCGATATCAAGTCGCTCTTTTTCAAAAACGAGAAAGGTGAGGGCTTCGTGAACCCCAAGTTGTCCAACTCGTTCAAATCTTGTAACATCTCCTTGAGCGAGCTGATGGAAGGAAGAGTACCATCCCCACTTTCTGCCGAACTGTGATTCGGGTGAGTATTCGTTTTCTGATTCTCCAAAGAGGTCAGGATAGCGTTGATTAAGTCGTTTCCTAAACGATAAAAAAAAAGCGATGCTCCCATTACCGCATCCATTGGCGCATCCTTCATCAGGTCTGCGTATTTGCCTGCCGACTCATACGGCTCAATGGCATACCGCCTACCTACTCGCTCCGTGACAGGACGGTACAACACCGCCATCGTCTTGTGCAGATCTTGCACATCGCTCATATAGTTGTCCAAGTCAACGTACTCACCAAAGGTGATGTCCTCAAGATTGGGGATAAAACCGAAGGTGTGTTCGCCTAACGTGAACTCCGCCTTGAGTGATGGCTTCTCGCTGAACATCGTGTTGATGTGGCGCATCACATTGGCTACGCTTGCAAACCTTACGTTGGGCAATTGAGCAAGAGGCACGTTGCAAAAGATTTCAAGCATCTTATGCGTCAAGAACTCCTCATCGCCTTCAAGTCGTGCAAAGCGTTGGTATTGGTCAAGAGTAATCTCTGACAAGGATGTGGGTACTACTACCTTGAGTTCCATATACAAATAACCTTATGAATTTAGCGTATAGCATACCGCCCGTAGTTCGGTCGGCTTAACTTGTTGTAGGTGGCGTAGCGCACCGCATCAATGGCGTGGTTGAACGCATCAATGGGTTTGTTGAGTAGGTTGCCGTTCTTGTCTTCTACCCATTTGTAGTTTTGCATCTCCTTGATTAGGTTGTTGCTTCGTGGGGTCACGAATATCTTGTGCCGCTTCAGCACATCAATACCCACTATGACGCTATCTGCGCCCTTCTGCGTGGGTTTTACGTTCCATCCCATACGATGCAGCTCCTCAATAGATTTGGGTTCAGCAGAGTCAGCAAATACCTCTGACCGCCTGTCAAGGTTTAGGGACTTGAGATGGTTGCTGATGTCGGGGTTGGTTAGCCCCGTTTGGTAGATGAGTTCATCAAGGTACAGGTTGTCTCCTGCTTTGTACACGGCTACGAGTGCGGTAGGGTCGTTGGTGTAGCCAAAGTCCATCCCGTAAGCCAAGAGCGTTGCATCCTGTGGGACTTCTGCGTTGCCGAACTGAAAGATAGTAGCACGGCTCATACCACGCTCACCGAGACCATAGATGCGCCAATAGTCCTCATCGGTTTCCTTCAGGCGTTCAATCTCTGCCTTTACCCCCGCATCAAGGAACGGGTTATCAAGGTAGGTGGTTTGGTAAAAGTCACAGTCATCACGGACCACAACCTTATCGTAAATCCAATGGAACGCATCTGATGGGTTGTAGTCAAGGATTGCCTTGCCTTCGGTACGCAGGATGAGCTGCTGCCAATCTTCGTAGGTTAACTCGTTGGCCTCGTTGATGTAAAGTAGGTCCCGCTTGCGGCCACGTATCTTTTGCGGTTGGTCAAGGCTGATGAACTCCACAAGGTTGCCGTTCAGGTAGTATTCGTGGCTTGACTTGTTGTGGTAGTTCTCGTTGTACAGGTCGTGGCTGCGCAGTATCTCAAAGAAGTCACGCATCACCGAAGCACGCAAAGACGGGAACGTCTTACGGCATATCGTGATGGTCTTATTCGTTTCTCGCTCGGTATAATAGAAAATCACCCATAGCAGGATATTATAAGTTTTCCCGCTACGAGTTCCCCCCTGCTCAACGATAATCTTCTTGTCGCTGCGCTTGAGGTGGTTGAATACCTTATTGGTCTGAATCAGAGCCAAGCACTTCGATTTGGAATAACTTGCCCGTGTTCACGTCTACCTCTTGGCGTTCCACATACCCACGCTTCTTGCCTTTGGTCTTTAGAAAGAAGATGGTGGCGGTTGAGTTGCCCTCCTTTATCTGCTTGTGCAGTTGGCTCTCTGCGAAGTCAATGGCTACGTCTGATAGTTCTTCGACTGCTGCTTTGTATTCGGCATCCTCACGCATCCATCGGTAGTGCGTTTCACGAGCGATGTCAACTGCCTTGCAAGCAGCGGTCACAACACCGAGCGATTTCTCTAACGCTTCGAGCATTGCCTTTTTATGGATGTCACTACTTGTCATAGGGTTTGCCGTTTATTTTTATTTCAAGCGAAGGGTCGAGCTTGTGCATTCGGTCTATTATGACTTGGCAATACTTCGGGTCAAGTTCCATACCATAGCACTTGCGGTTCAGTTGGTGTGCTGCTACCATCGTAGAGCCACTTCCGAGAAAGAGGTCTAAAATCAATTCATTTACATTGGTTGAATTATTTATTCCCCGTTCACAAATCTCTAATGGTTTTTGTGTTGGGTGTTGCATTTGCAATCCCTTCATACGATTAACTTGCCAAACACCATTCTGTCTTTCTTTTAATTCTCTCCTGCCTATCATTCCAAATATCGCCCACTCACTGTCCCCATAAGAGCCTTTTAAGTCACCAAGGCCGGGGCCGCCCTTGTCCCAAACAATTACGCTTTTTATTTTACCTATACTTTCAGCACATTCTTTGAAGTCAGTAAAACAATCCCACCTGCACCAAATGTAAAAGTGCCTGTCATTGTTTAAGAATATTGGTATTAAACTTAAAGCATCTTTTCCAACAGAAGTGCTTTCATCATTTAGTATTTGCGTGTCAGTCCTTTTTTCTCTAACCTCTTTCTTTTTACTATCCCAAGCATTGCTTTCATAAGCCATACCATAAGGTGGGTCGGTGAACACCATATCAGCCTTCTGTCCATCCATCAGCCTTGAGACTGCATCGCTATCGGTAGAGTCCCCACATAGCAGACGGTGGTTGCCTATCTCTATCAGGTCTCCTAATACGATGTCCGTTTTTATTTCGGATGGTGCTTCGTAGTCATCCTCCTCCGCTTCAAGTACAGGCGTATTGTCAAACGGAAGCTCAAGCCCCCAATCGGTCAACGCTTCAACATCCCACTCGTTAGCAAGCAAGTCCCAATCCCATTCACCAAAGCCAACATTGTCCTTAATCACGAACTCGGCCTTTTGAGCATCCGTGAGTTTGTCGGCTACAATGATGGGTATTTCCTTCAATCCTGCCGCTAAACAGGCTTTAAGGCGCATATTCCCACCAAGCACTACCATATTGCTATCTACTACGATTGGGCGCAGCTCAAGCATCTGCGGGAACTCCTCAATCGACTTTACGAGCTTCTTGAACTTGTCATCCTTAATGATGCGTGGGTTGGTCGGGTTAGGAATAACCTGCGAGATAGGTACTCGTTTCATAATTAAATAACTCGGTTAGATAGATGGTGGTTGTGTGTTGCTTTTAGTAACTCCTTGTATTGGGTCTTGTCTCCCAAATTTACGTGACATTGCCGACATAACGCCATAAGGTTCTCAATCGTGTCTGCGTGCTTGCTACCTCCCATCCCACGTGCCTCAATATGGTGGATGTCTACGGCCTTTGATTGGCATACCTCGCAGGGAATCCAATCAGTCGTGTCATAGCCCATCCCCTTTAGGTAGACTTTGGTGTGGTTCTTCATAGCCCGCAGTATCCTGAATCGCAAGAGTTGAAGTCATCATCAAATAGCGTGTGCTGCGATTTGTGTGCTTTGATTTTTGCGTATGTTGTTTCTTTCTTCCATTGCGCTCCGTGTTGCTCCTGCTCAACGAACCAATCAAACTTATTGGGAGCTTTGTCGCTCATATGCTTGAGGAGCATTGGGCTTCGGTGGAAGCATCCCACGCAGTTGTTCATATAGGCAAAGCGTACAGGCTTGTCTTGCCAATAGGCTTCAATGGTGTCTTTGTAGATATTGTCTTCTATCAATGGGAACTCTGCTACACGATAGGCAACGTCTTTCCATTTGTTTCGGCTCTTGCTCTTTCCGACAATCACCTTTGCGTATTCAATGCCTTCAGTTTGACGGAGCAGCATACGCTGCGCTCGTTCCTGTTCGCTCGCACGGAATCCCATACGCATCCTCACAGGTAGTTCGGTGTTATCGTATAGCCATTGGGTGATTGGCTTCACCTTTAGTTCGGTGGTGCAGTAGCGCATCATCACATTTGGAAGGTAGCGGTACTCCGTTCCATCAGGCTTTGTCCCTCTTGTGGATGCAAGGACATCCTCAAAGGTCTTGGGGCTTATCCATTGAATCTTGCGCCCTATGTATTGCTCAAGGTCAAGCATCGTGTAGATGATTTCATCTTGCTCAAGCGTTCCAATAAATTCGTGTCCTATGCGGTCGGATACTTGCTGCCTTATTGAGGCATCGGGGAATAAACATTTCTCGCTATCGGTACGCACCAACGAGAATAGCTCAATATCGGCAGGGTAGTGTACCGCCATATATGATGAGGTCTTGCCTCCCGATAGTGAGTTTACCGTTTTCATTTCTTGTAGAGCCAACAGTCATCAATGAATGTGGCGTGAGGTAGCAGTTCATCTACGGCTTGGATTACCCCTTGCCAATGTTCGTGGTAGTCATCTCCTGCTATGTAGCCTCCCTTCTTTACTTTGGGAAGCCATAGCTGAATATCCTCCTTTACTGCCTCATAGGTATGGGTTAGGTCTATAAAGACTACGTCTAAGGATTCGTTCTTGAATTTCTTGGATGCTGCTTTGGATGTTGCTCTGATGGCCTTGTACTTGCGCTCTCCCATATTCTCAACGAACAGGTCGTAGATGTCTACCTGCGTTGCGAGTTGATGAGTTGTGTCAAGTTCGTTTGGTGATCCTTTCCACGTATCAATGATGGTGATGTTTTGGTGTGTTGCTTTGTCGCATAGGTAGGCCGATGACTTACCGAGCCACGCACCGAGTTCTACGAATGATCCTCCCTCAGGGACTTGCGATAGCAGGAAGTCGTATGCTGCTTGGTGGTTGAACCACCCTTGAATCTCTTTGTAAGTTTTCATCGCAGAGCGTTGTAGTAGCAAAGGTACGAATCCACGCAGATGAGTGTTCCTTGCCGTGAGGCAGCAGAAGCAAATAGACCATCCGCCTCATAGATGTTCTCAAAGCGCAGCTTGGGCAAGTGATATGGCTTGAACATATACGATGCGGTGTCTATGTTTCCGATTGTTGGTTGATCGGTAGGGCGAAGCCTTCCCTCTTGTCCCCACGTTACGATTGAGGAGTCAAGGTTATGCAGGTTTGACCATTGCTCGTTGAACTTCGGGTGTAGGATGTTATCATCATCCAAGAAGTACACCCAATCATCTTGCGTGAATTGGTCTTGGTAGAGGTCAAGGAACTCATTACGTAGGGGGTTACCCCAATGTCCTGTCTTGGTTGAGTAGTGGGTTACGTTTGCGCCTGTTGCTTCTTTGAAGTCGGTAGAGGCGTCCATCATCACCACCCACGTAGCCCATTCAGGAATGTACTGCTTGATGCGTTTGAGGTTCTGAGGGCGTGAGCAAGGGGTTACAATGTAAAGCATCGTAGTTCATTTATTTTGTCCATCGTGAAATCCTGAACGTAGTCGTATAGCGATTCGGTTAGGTCTTGGACTTGGTTGGGGTTATCGTTTAGCCTCTTGATTGCTCCTGCCCATTCGCTTGGGTGGTTGATAGCAATGCAATTTTCTTTGGTGATATAAGGCTCGTAGGGATGCGTGTTGCTCACAATAAGAGCGCACTTGCTGAATCCTGCCTCAAGCATCTTCAGATGCGATTTGCACTTAGCAAACTCGCTTGTCGTTAACGGCACAAGGCTAACGTCAAAGTATTCGTACAGGCGATGGTAGTGCGTAGGGGGCATCGTGGGTAGCTTGTATGCTGCTTTCATCATATCGGGGTAGTTATCTACCTCCGCCACATACGATTCGTAACCCGATAGGTCAATCGTGGAATCTCGGATGTCCGCTTGGTGGTGGTTGCCTCCGATATAGCCGAAGCGTACCTTCTCTGATGGCTCTCGGTTTATCTGCCAAGTGGGTACGCTGATGGCGTTTGGGATTACTCGGATGTTGGTGTTGTACTTCTTCACCTTTGAAGCGAGGTGCTTGTTGGTTACCCATACCTCATCTGCTGCTTTCATAGACCGAATGATGCGATCTTTCATCTGCCTTCCGTAGAATCCGTTTAGGGGATGGTTAGGAGGTAGCACCCACCAATCATCGTTATCAATGATTAGCTTGATACCCTCCTTTCGGCAGAGCCTAACGAAGTCATCAAACGGCTCAACAGGGAATGCACGGCTTGAGAAGAAGTGGGTAATCTTAGGCCATACCTCAGGCTCAATGTCCGTTATCTTCTCAACGAACATTACGTCTGCCTCTTGGTGGCAAATCAAAGGGGCAAACACACGATGGTATGCTACCCCTGAGTTCACCTTGTGGAAGGCCACAACGAACGGCCTACTCATAGTGTTCGCCTGTGTTTCCGTTCTGCCCGATGATGTCCATACGTTTATTCATCTCTTCTTCGTTACGCTCCCACTCACGTTTAGCGTAGCGTTCAAGATACTTCACCCACATACGAGCTGCTACTGCTTGGCGTTGGGGTTTAAATGGATAAATGCTGCGTAGGCGAGCCATTGCTATCCGAACAAATTGATCTCTCATTTCTCGTTTGTGTTAAAGAAAAAGACTCCGTTAATCAGGGCGGTAGCTTTCCGCTTGCTGAATCCTAATGCGCCATAAGCGGGCGGAGTTCTCATTCCTATTTGGTGTTAAAGGTTTGTATAATCTCTCTCATTCTTATAAGGAAGTCTACGTTCTCACTTTCTCCATACACATTCACTATTCTATCGTGAATCCATTTTAAGTGTTCCTTATCGCTCATTTCTCGTTGCTTTTAAAGGGGTCGTATCCGACTCCTTATAGTTCTCCGAAGATGGTGTATGAGTCCAAGTCCTCACCCAAGATGAAGAACTGCTTGTAGAGTTGGATGGCCTCAAGCGTTTTTCTTTCGCCTTCTGCTACAAATTCGGGAGTGATGGAGTAGATGCCTACATCCAAGCTCGCCTTGTCAATAGCGATGAAGTAGAACTTGTCAATCGGCACACCGAATAGTCGGGTGTAGATGAACGCCTGTACATCGTAGCCGTACTTCTTTGCCGAGTAGGGGAACGCCCGTAGGTCGGTGGTGGTCTTGAGGTCAGCCAAGAAGCCATCAGCGATGATGTCTGCCTTCGCTCGGAAGGGAATACCCTCTATCAATCCGATTGCAGGTTGCTCAAACTCGCAGCCCTGAATCATTGACAAAAAGTATTCGTTCCGAAGTAGGGCATCAGCAATGCGCTGCGCTTCATCCATCTCTTTACGGGTGCAGATGTTGCGTTGGCCTTTTGCTTCTTGCCACGCCTTTGCGTTCTTGCTCTGCACCTCAATCACGTTGTACTCCTCCACACGATGCGGCTCAAGCGCCATCAGGTGAACGAGCCTACCTACCGAGAAGGCATCTGAATCCTCGCTGCCGTACTTGGTAACGTAGTGGTAGGTCTTTGGTGAGGTTAATAATAATTTACAAGCTGAAGATGACAAGGCATTCTTTGACAGGTTGCCGTAGTAGAAGTCATCATCGTGCATCTTGGATTTGATGGTTTCAAGATCCCAAGTGCTTCCATCAAGTAGTTCTATGATTTTCATTGTTGATTGGTTTTGAATAAAGGTAAACAATTTTTTGCAACTTCCGACACAACATCAACGGTTACTGCGTTGCCGCATTGCTTGTAGCGTTGCGTGTTGCTCATTGGTTTGACCACACCATCGTAGTTGCCAAAGGCGGTATGGTTATCAGGGAATCCCTGTAAGCGTTCGCATTCAATGGGAGTGAGCCTTCTGATGCGGTAGCCATCAAACAATCCTTGCGAGTTATGCTTGGGATCAGTTAGCGTTGGAATGACATCACGAACCGATTGATTGTAGAAGTCAAGACCTTTGACCTCCCCTTCGGTTAGGGTATTTCTTCTGACTAATTCGTTTGCTGCTTCGTAGTTATAGTTCGGCTGAACTACTGCCTGATTGCAACTCGTTTCAAGCGTTTGGGCTTTCTGCTTACCCACACGACCTCTGCGTGTTTCTGAATTGGGTTGAGAAAGATTGATGCTATCACCGCTTGTTGCTTCCTCGTAGCCTTGAGAGGTGGCTGACTTGACTCGCAGAATGAGATCACTCTTTCCTTGATTTAGGGCAGGCACAATACCATCAGCATCGTAAACTCGGTCTTGCTGATATGGTTGAGTTCCACCATTGGAATCAAGTTTAGTTCCGATTTGTTTTATGTTTGGCTCAAGAGCTTTTCTGCCGTTTGCTGCGATAGGAAATACTCCTCGCCAATCTCCTCCTGTGGTTGTAGAATATCCGACAAGGTAAATTCGCTCTCTATTTTGGGGTAGAAACCAACTTGTATTAAGCAGTTGCCATTCAAGTCTATAACCCCCAATGTTGGCAAAGGCTTGGATAATTGCCCAAAAGTCTGCGCCATCATTTGAGGAGAACGTCCCTTTAACATTTTCCCACACAAATACACTTGGTCGGCATTCGCTAATAAGACGGATTGCTTGGAGGATAAGAGAACTTCTTTCTCCTTCCATCCCAAGTCGTTTTCCTGCCAATGAGAAATCTTGGCAAGGACTTCCAAAAGTGATGAGGTCAATTCGGGGAAGGTCTGCTCCCCGAACATTTGTAACTGATCCGACATAAGTAGAGGTTGGGAATTGATGTTTGTAAACTGCGATAGCGTGTTGGTCTATCTCCGAGAAGTAGGATGTGACTTCATATCCTGCTCGCTCAAAGCCGAGATGGAATCCACCGATTCCGCTAAACAGGTCAAGCTGATTAATCTTCATAACGCTGCAACCAAAATTCTTCTTCGGTCTTGGCACTATCGTACTGCACCTTGCCCGTGAAATAGGCCGATTGTATGTGCATCTTCTCAATGTGAAGGTAGGATTCCTTTGTGGCATCGCTGAATTCGGGATGGTTCTCAAAGAACACGGTAAATGGTGTTTTCATTTTAGTATTCATCTGCGGCTACGGACGTTGCCCAATTAATCCACTTGTAGTACAATTCAATATCCATCTTGGTGGGTGGATTGCTAATGTGCGAGGTGGGGTAGCTCGTGGTGTTGGTGTAGCCATCCTCGTTGTAGGATTCCTCCTTGTACTCAATAATCATTTCGTATGTGTACATCTTCATTGGCGATTCGTAGCCAAGCCATTCCGCAAGGTATTCTTGGTCGGTTCCTGCTTCTACGGCATCCCAATAAGCCTGTGGCATCTCGTGAGAGTCCTCAAGCCACATCTGAAGGTCATCAATTTCAAATAGCATTACAGTCCTGCAATTAGTTCAACAATAGCCATAGAACCCATAAGAGTTCCGATGATCACGATAGAAGCAATTAGCTTCGCAAAAAACACCTTGACGGTGTGGGCAGAGATTTGATTCATTTTGATTGGTTTTAAATGATACCCAAATGTACACAAAGCATTGACACCCACAACACTATGGGTGAAATTGAATATCTATTGCATAAAAAAGAGGGCTATTTGCCCTCTCTCCATTGTGTGTAGCAAACTGCTACCGCTTGGTCTTTGTCTTGATACTCGCTTCCGATGGCCTCCAAGCATCGTTGGATGTACTCGGATTGCTTTTCGCCTGCGTTAGGTTTTGGAATTGGCATAGTGTAGAAAGGTATTGATTTGATTGAATAGTTGCTCCCTGTCCTCTATGCCCTCTTTGCCGTAGTAGACATACACATAGGGTGCGTACTTTTCCTTGTACTGCTCGTTCTTTTGGCGGTGCTGCTCCTTTGCCCTGAGTTGGTAGGTGCTGCTCATCGCCTTATACGATAGCGGCTTAATTTGAAAGCCAAGCATCAGCGTATTGTTGAAGTACATCTCCGCATCAATGCAGTAGTCGTGGTCTACCTCAAAAGAGGTCTTCTTAAAGTACGCATCAGGGAAGGCGTAGTTCAGCTCCTCTATCGTAGCGAGTTCGTGAGCAAAGCCATTCCACGTCTGACCGATTACACGGAAGTAGATGTAGTGCTTGATTGTTGCTTCATCAAGGTTAGGCAGACGCTTTTGCAGCTCTGCGTAAACATTGCGAAGGCAATCAAAGCCCTGCGTGTCCTTGTAGTATTGCTCCCACCCATCTTGAGTTGGCAGCGTGGTCGTTTCGTAGTAGTCCGATATTAGACGCACACACTCACCAACGTAAGCCTTGCCAAAGAACGTATTGATCTTGGCGTTCTTATTCAGATCACGATACGTTTCGTTGGGAATGTTGTTTTCGTAGAACATCAATAGGCGTTATATAGTGCCTCTAATTCTTGCAACCTACCACGCAAGCAAGACCCGCAGCTCGTAGCCTGTACCTTGTCGTTGAATACTCGGTTGTAGATTTTATTCAGTTCAACCTGCTCAAACGCAGTTACCACATTGCGGCCTTTCATCTTGCCTATGTATTCGTATTCGGCTTGGGTCAAGCACTCAGGCTTACGGTAACGGAATAGCTTGTTGAGCTTCTCCTTGCGGGCATCGCAGCCGCAGTCAATGCCTGTGGTTTCGCTGAACCAATCTACGGCAGCCTTGATGCCTGTGGCGGTGGTGATTTTCTCTATCGTATCGCCAAGACCTTCACTCTTCTTTGGCTTCCTTCCACGCTTGGTAGCTTCCGTTGCAGTCGGTTTGGATTCGTTCTCTTGCATTTTTTAGGGTATTAAAGATTGAACGTGCTGAGATTTTTGTTTTGTCTGCGAGCGTTCTAATGCTCATATCGGTGTTGTGGTACAGGTCAAATATCTTGCGGTCGTACCAATGCCAATCGGATGCCTGCTCCCATATCTCATCATAGAGAGCAACCATTTGCAATTCGGCTTCTTCATTGGCCTCTTCAAAGATTAGCTCATCTTCTAATTGGCTTACGTCTACAAACTCAATGCGACTCTTTGCTTTCATTAAGGTAGCGTACATATTGCGCAGCGTAACGTAGACAAAGAAGGTATTGACCTCCTTTTCGTTGTACATTATTTTCTCCGGTTCTTCAACATACTTATACAGGCGAACGTACATCTCTTGGACGATATCGTTGGCAAGGTCTTGGTCTGCGCCAAAGCTCTTAACCATCCGAATCCAATCAGTATGTCGCTCTGCGAGTATGTTTAGGAGTTCCACGATAGTTCAAGCAGGATAATGCCGAATGCTACCTGTATCTGATGGATGGTTTCTTCTTCGTCAAGGTAATCGGTCTTTGACCAATTCACACCAAAGACCAAGCCGTAGATAGGGTAGATGCCTACGTTAAAATTCATCGAATGTCTTTTTCAGGGTTAAATATAGCTCTTTATATTTAACTAACTCCGTTATCAAGTCATTCAGCCTTTTGATTTCAGAATGCAACCCCTGTATGTCATAAATTTCTAACGGCTCTAAATTCGTCTTATCTCGTACCACACAAGCGACCTTGTACAACTTATAGTAGTCTTCATAAATCACTCGGTAGTTGTGCGACTTAAGTGCGTGGGATAAGGTGCTATGGTCTCGGTTTAAGATTTCGCCTAACTCCATCAGAGTTGCGTGGTCACGGAATGCGCATACGAATGCTGCTCTTGCGAGTGATTGTTTGCGTGTCCTGTCGTCTTTCTCGGCAAAGCCCAAAGTAGAATAGTACAGGCTCTTTGCTTGCTTGATTCGTTGTAGTTCAAAAGCTCTCATTTGCATTTGCAGAGTGTTGCTCTGCCCTCTTTTTTGGTTTCTATTATTTTGGTGATTGGTACTTCAAAGTGCTTGTGGTCGGATAGCCTCTTGAATTTAAAGAAGCTGCACCACTCCACAAGTTTGTCTTGGTAGTCTTGGATGATTTGGTAATCCAAGCAGATGTAATCAACGCTATCTACCCGAAAGCACTCAAGCTGCTGAAATGGTGAAAAGATTTGCTTCATAGGTTGTCCTCAATGATGCGGTGCAGGCGTTCAATCTCCATCACCATCTCCTCGTTGTTTATTCGGAGTTGTGCGTTGGCAAGCATCACCTCGTTTAGTTTGCGGTTGGCAAACAATCGGTAGTCAATAAACTGCTGCAAGAGTTGGTCTGCGTTGTGGCAGTTCATCACGTGGTCAATCAGTTCGTCCTGCATCTCACGCCCTTTGGCTTTATCTGCTGCTTGGTGGGATAGCCATATAGCCGTGCCTGAAAGCATCAGTTGCTTTTCCCTGATGTACAGGTCGTGTAGTTCTTCAGAAGGGTACATCGTCAGGGCTGATTAATGGGGTGGGTTCATCCTTTGTTTGAGTCAACAAATTACGCCCATTTATTTTAAATCCTACGTTACCAATAATTGATTGCATAACAAGGGGTGTTTCAAGTGGCGTTACACGGCCTCCTGTTTCCATCTCCTTGACCTTGCGCACGTGGACGTGGGTGTATATCCAATCCGTTTCGTGGGCCGAAAAACGATGAATCACAAGTACCGAGTCACTACGGTTTCCCCACTTACCCCCTCCTTCAATATCGGATACCATAGGAGGCATTGGGTGGCCTTCGTAAGGGTGACCTTTGTAGAACGTCTTGCGCATTGCCTCCGTGACTGGGTGTGTGTTTACAATCGTGGTGACGTTGTTCTTGTGGGCAAATACCCGAATCGCACTTGCTACCTCGTAGTGGTATTCGTGCATACCTGTCTTGCCAAGTTTCTTTTGGTCGGTGGTTAGCGAGTTGTAGGGATCAATCAATGCACCTGTGTAGTCCCATTCGTTCTTGATGGATTCCATTACCTCAAGCAAATCAAAGGCATTGAATAGCCTGTTGCCGTCAATGAACTGGAAGTACTCGTTTATCCAATCTAGCTTGCGAAACATAGTCAGTTCGTCAATTCCTTGTATTGGTTTGCTTACAAGGAACTCAATGAGCTTACGCTTAAGACTCGGCACTTCGTTCTCTGCGGAGTAGATGAGCCACTTCTTGCCCATATTGTACGATTGCAAAAGCATCAGGTACATCAAGGTGTGGGTCTTGCCTACGTTGGCGTGGCCTGTGACAACCACCATCTCGCCATCTTTAAGGCGGACGTACTCGTCTAGTTCGTAGACACCGAGTTTGCCTGTGTCAAAGTATTTACCCTTCAACGCTCGCTGAAGGTAGGGTAACGAAGATTCGTTTGGAAGTAAGTCTGGATGTTTCATACTCTGATTGGTTGGAACAAATATAGAAAAGTATTTGAAATAAAAAAGCCTCCCGAAGGAGGCCTTATCACAACGATGCCAGAGAAACCAATCAGAAAGGCGATTCGTTGCGTGTAGCGAAGTGTTCGGTATGTGAAGCGGGTGCTGCTGATTGGCCAGACATCCACTTGTTAAAGGTCTCTGCGTTCGCCAAGATGGTGTTCACATCGTGAGCTGCTGCACAGGCGTACTCAACTGCTGCCTTCAGGGCAACTTGGCGGATGATGGAAGCGGAACGGTCATCTCCTGACGATTTCGAAGCGTTGGAAAAGCTGCCTCCGAAACTTCCACCACCGCCAAAATTGTTCGGGCGTTGGATTTTAACAGTACCCTTTTCGTTCTTGGTGTACTCTACCTCATCGCCTACGGCATACGAGGGGGTTTGTGATTTTGCAAACGCAGTTCCGAAGTCACCGTTGTCGAAACGGATTTCTAACTTGAACAGGTCTTGCCATTGTCCCGTTGGGGTGATGCTTACGATTTTAGCCATTGTTGATTGGTTTTAAATGAATAGATGTGATTGCTGCTCCAACACTTCGATACGAGCTTGAAGCTCTTGTACTTTGCTTTGGAGTGCTTGGATTTGCGCTTGTTGCGCCATCACCGTTTGGGTGTAAGTTTCTTGAGAAAGTGATAGTGTCATCTGATTGGTTTTAAGTTTGACACTACAAATATAATCAAGATTCAGAATCTACAACGTACCCATCGAAAATAATTTCTGCGGTGTCCTTTGGAAGTGATGGGTCGTAGGTCATCTTGATTCGGTCAACGTACTTGGGGCTATCATCTTTCACCCCTCCCCATTGCTTAAAAGCATCGAGGGCAAACTTGATTGCCATCACGCTATTGTCCAAGTCGTAGCGGTAGTTGACTCTGCACTTGATGCTTACGTGGTGAAGCTCGTATTTGTCAAGTTGTTGCAGTTGTTGCAACACCTCACCGCAATGCTTCTCTTTGGCTTTGGCTCGGACTGTCCAATGCTTAGATGCATAAAATGCATTTAGGCTCGGCACCTTGCCGATGGTGACCGTGTAGGACGTTAGTCGGCCTGTTGGTACCCGCATTGGATTGCGAAGTGGTAGTCGAGCTTGGCAATTTGAGCGAGCAGCTCTTGCTCTTTATACTTTGCCTGTTGGCGAGCAGCATACGTGCTATCGCAGTTGGCAAAGAGAGAAGCACACTCCGCAAGCAAGAAGTCAATTTTCCTGCGCTTGGCAGGGTTAGTATAATACTGCATAGTTGACATTGATTCCCTCATTTGTTGTGCTTGTTGCTCGTTGCTCATCTTGTGACTGTAGGTGGATTTGGCGTTCTAATTCAAACTCAAGGTGTGCGATAGCCTTGCGGATGTCTTGGGTGATTGGGTTGTTGGGCTTCTTTCCTGCTCGCATCAGGTAGGTGAGTGCCGTACCTAAATTGTAGTTGTCAGGTTGGAAGTCCATCACCACATCCTTTGCCTCGATGCCGAGAGTCTTGCCGATGTAGTAGGTTGGTGTCTTGCTCATTTCCTGTTGGTTTGCTCAAAGGTAAGTCATCCCAATAGATGTAGATATGGTCATTCATTATTTAGAATCACTATAAATTATACATAAGGACTTGCGTATGTAAAGTTTTTTTAGTTTTTTATACAAGTTAAGTTAGTTAGTTAAGTTATTATTAACTTAATTAAGTTAGTTAACTACTTAACCAATTACTTGAAAGAAAAAAGAAACCAAGTAAAGAAAAAATAAGAATCTCGCTTCTAACGCATCCAAACAACTCAAGGTAGGTCAGTATACCTTTTGAGGTATAAAACCTCCCTAAGGGGCTTAAAAGTGCCTTAAAGGGGTATAATTACTCCGTCAACTTATCTACCCAACGCTTGAACAGGTAGAGAATGAACAAAACAACCAACGCACCAAAGACCATTTGGTCGAAGTTCCAACCCTTGCGCTTTGGCTCTTGCTTGGTGATGACCTTCGTTTGGGTCACTCGGATGGTATCAGGCTGACAGGCAGCCTCAACCACGACCTTTCGGTCTATGTACTGAAGCTGAAGGCGAACCTTGTCTTGATATATCACGGTGTCCTTCATCACCTCCAATGTGTCGATGAGGTACTTTGGCTCCGTTACAATTACCGTGTCCCGAACAATCACAGATTCGAGGATGGGTTGAGCAGTACGGCATCCGCTAACTCCCGCAAGAGTCACACTCAGGATTGTCAATGCTGCAAGCAGGGACTTCTGTTTTTTCAAGTTCGTTAAGCCATTCATCAAAGTGGGAGGTATTTGGTTTTGCCATTTAGCTTGACTGCTTTTAGTTTTTGTTTTCGGTTCTTGCCCTCTGAATAACTAACGTGAACCCACGCAGGTTCTACATCGGTGCCAAACTCCCAAATGAGTTGGTCGTACTCCACGTTGCGGCTAATCCACTTGAACAGGACATCATTGCCTCCGTGAAACTTTAGGTCTGCCGCTTGAGCCTGTACGTGCTGCGAGGTCTTTGCGCCTCCTACTTTCTTGTTGACTTCAGGACTGCGGTATGCACTTGTTACCTGCAACGGCCCTAAGGCATCTCTCGCAGGCTGTAAGACGTTTTCTGCAAGCGCACGAAGGTTTCCCTCCAAGTGCTTTGGTAAAGCGTTAGGAAGGCCTGTTTTCGTTTGGGTCAGTTCAGCAAGTGAGAAGTTCTTTGTCATAAAATGCTCAAAGGTGTCAGGTTTTGTGTATTTAATCGGACGTTATCCGAATTATTGCGCATTGTTGCATAATGTCCAACCCTTTGCAATTTTTAATTTACCACGAACTAAATCTCCAATATGATTTGGGTATACGCCAACGTGTTTTCCTGCGGAAGTATAAGAATCAAAAGAAACTATATCAACACCATTGGTTAATGTTATTTTATTTTTTTTATGATTTTGATGCTTCCCCGCCATACTTTGTCTTGGCGTTGTGTTTAAGCCATCAAGGGTATATGAGAAAAACCAACCAAGTAATGACTTTGATTTGTTTTTAATGTTATGCGTTATGTTTACGCATCCCGTTTCAATGGCTGCTTGACTAATTGAATCAAAGAAAAAAACATCACCATCTTTTGAAAGAGCGTAAACCTTTCTAATGTTTGACGGACGCTTGCCAAGAGTTCCTTCACCACCAAGAGTCATATTACATAAAGTTCCACCATCATCAACCCTTTTGTATATTGAAATTAGCTCACGTTCTTTTTCAAGAGCGAACTCACGACTTACATCATCAAATAGAATTTGTATCTCGTATTCAGATTTAGAAACTATATTCTTCCAATAAGAGTTGCGTTTTGACCTTGCCCTTGAACGAGCGTAATTGTCATCAGTAAGTCCAACGCCAATATAAAATGGCTGATTGGTATCTTTTCTAATATGTCTATAAACGTAGGCCATTAGGCTTTTCCTTGACCACGTGAAGGTTTAACATACTTCTTGCTCGCCTTGTTGCTGCTTGCACTCTTTGAATGCTTGCCTCGCTTCTTGCTCTTGCTGACGTGATTACTTACCGCCTGTTGCTTTGCCATCGTTAGGGTCTTTTAGGAACATAAGGGCGAAGGCCCCCATCAGGAACGCAGATACTTCCGTCAGAGTAGCTTTCTCATAAAACACCAAGACAAAGCAAAGGCCCACTATAAGCAGGCCTAATACTGTTGTCTTTGGGTCTTTCCAAATACGCTCAATCAACATTGTTCTTCTCCTTTAGCCAATCCCTGCGCCACTTCCATAAGGTGTAGGCAAGTGATGCTACCAAGACCAACAGGCCAAGAGCTTGATGGACGTAGCCTACCAACAGACCTGCGCCTGTAAGCGACCAAGACGTGATAACTGAATCAGCCGACTCCTTTGTCATCTTTGTTGATTGTATTCTCGTAGGCCTGAATCAGTACACGGACTTCATCAAGTTGCATTAAGAGGTTCGCCTCTTGCTGCTTCAATGCCTCCAAGCGTTGTGTCAAATGTTCCATTAGAGGTAATTACCTGCTAATTTTACTCTTGTTCGCCTGATGCGGGTAATTCAGCCTCTTCAGCAGCGACTTCCTCCACTACGGGTGCAGGAGGCACCATCGCCCAAGCATCTGAAGCCAAAGTGCGGTAGTAGCCATCAACTCCCAATACCTCATCGGCAGCAGGGTCGTTAACGGCAAGCACGGTGCGCCAATAAGATGAAGCGATTACGGCTCCGTCTTTGGTAACGTCTGTTGTTTTGCGGACTGCGATAGTTCCGTCAAGGCTGACATTGAATGCGCTGATGTAGATTACTTCTTCAATCATTTTGTTTAGTTTTATTTATTATACGAAGTAGGTGAGTGATACCATTACACTACTATTGTTGGCAAAGTCAGCATTGGTAAGTGTTGAACCTGCTCCTAAAATTGTAACTTCCTCTAAATCAATATTTGTTGAATTGATTACACCATAAGCCACAAACTGATTTGTAAAACTTACATTCAAAAGTTTTACGGAGGCAGTGCTATAATTAGCAGTATTATTTGGAATAGTAAAAGGCAAACCCGTCACGCGCGCATCACCCACAGAACTGCCCTTGCTTGATAAGGTAATAAATCCATTCACCGTTACTTGACGGCCAATCTTGGTGTAAGTTCCTGTATTAGAAGTGTAAGTCACACCAACAGACGCACCACCAAAAGTGATACCCATAGTCCATTCTCCTTCTTCGTAGTCATCAAGGGTATTAGGGTCTGCTGATGGTACTTGGGTTGCGGGGAATTTGATTTGGCCTTGAGCGAGTTCAAGTACACCTGTAGAGGTGAATCTTCCTGCTTCTACGGAGTTTGCACCGAAAACTACACTACTCGTTGATAGGATGTTGATGTTTGAACTAATTGCTCCAATATATCCAATGCGAGCAGCCGCTGAATCCGTAAAGTCAATGATGTTGGTAGTACCGCTTGTGCGCTGAAGGGTAATCCAAGCGTCAGCTCCCGCAACGTGCAGCTTGGTGTCGGGAGCACTCGTGCCGATGCCTACCTCATTTGATGCAGCATCTACAAATAAAGTAGTTGTGTCAAACGTAGCGTTGCCCGTTACTGCCAAAGTTCCTGCGATAGAAGCAGCAGTCGTTGACAAAGACAAAGTTGAGTCATTACCCAAACCATCGCTTAACGCCTTTAGAGTACCGCTGATTGGCCCGTTGTCCGTAACCTTAATAAGGCTATCGTATGTGTCCTGTGGGGTTGTCCCCGTTAATGTTGTTCCCATTTCTAATTATTCCAAGTTGTTGACCAAGTATTCCAAATTTCTTCTAT